CTAACGGCACATAAAGGAGATACAACATGAAACGCGCATTCTTTGCAGCCGTTGGCCGTGAGATCCACGTCGACGTCCCGCTGTCAAACGTGGCCATCGACTACCAGAATCAGCCCCAGTATATCGCGGGCATGATCGCTCCGGTCGTCGATGTGCCGAACATCTCGGGCAGCATCCCCGAGTTCTCCCGCCGCGATCGTATGTCCACCACGGACGACCTTCGCGCCCCCGGCACCGAGGCGAATATCATCCGCCGCGAGGTCAGCTCCGACTCTTTCTTCTGCAAGAATCGGGCGCTTAAGTACCCGGTTACGCTGGAGGATAAGGCGAACGCGGACCCGATCTACGTCCAGAAGCTGTTCAACGGCGCCGCTGAGTTCCTGTCCGGCAAGTTGGCCCTGAACTGGGAGAACCGCGTCGCCCTGCAGACGACCAGCGGCTCGAACGTGGGCAGCTATTCGGCCGTGTCGTCCGCCTGGACCGACTACAACAACTCGGACCCGCTGAACGACGTCCTGACCCGGATCGACCAGGTTCAGGACCTCACCGGCACCAAACCGAATAAGGTGGTCTTCGGCGACAAGGCGTGGCGCAACTTCCGCCGCAACGCCACCGTGCGAAACCTCATTTTCGGGACCAACAACGGCGGCGGCTATGCCTCACGGATGCAGGTCGCCGAGCTGCTCGACGTCGAGGAGGTTCTGGTCGGTGGTGCCTACAAGGACACCGCGAACCGCCAGCAGACCGAAAGCCTCGAGCAAATCTGGGGCGATAACGTGCTGGTGCTGTACGCACCGCCCGCGCCGTCCATCTACGTTCCCTCGTTCATCTACACCTTCCGCTGGAAGGCCGCAGGCGTGCCGAACATGATGGCCGAGCGCCACCCCTACGACACCAAGACCAAGTCGGAGGAGATCGAGGTGGGCTACTATCAGGATGAGAAGATCACCGGTTCCGAGTACGGCGGTCTGATCATCGCTACCGACTCCAGCACCTAACGTGCTAGACTCAACGGGCTAGACGGATTTAGACTCGGGCAAGGACGCCCGCTACCCGTTACAAACGAGGAGAAACAATCATGGCATTGACCCCTGCAGCAACAGATCCGAAACGTGACGAAGAGCTCAAGCGCCGCAACCGCGAGCCAGAGAGCTTCGGCATTGGCGGCGGCCGCTCCCAGGCCATCGCAGCCAAACGCGAAGAAGAGGCGAAAGCGTCCGAGGCCGCCAAGGCCAAAGCCGCCGACGAGACGGCCGAGAAGGCCGGTATCGCTCCGCCCCCTCCCGCGTCCAAGTAGCAACCCGAAGAGCTCGCATCCAGCGGGCTCTTTTTCTTATCCTTACAAAGGAGACCGAATCCAATGTTTATCGTCATGCACTGCGGCGGAATGCCGTTTAACGCCCACACCCTCGCGCAGAAGTCGCTCGGCGGTTCAGAGACGGCGGCCTATTCCCTCGCCCGCGAGCTGGCCGCGAAAGGCCATCGGGTGACCCTGTTCACCAACCACCCCGAGGAGATGGAGGCCGACGGCGTGGCCTACCGATACGCCGGGGCGCTGAGTGAGTCGACCCCCCTGGGTGACCGTTATCAGATTTACGCAGTCGCCACGCCGCATGACGTGAACATCACCCAGCGCAACCCCGCCGCGTTTCTGCTGCCCGTTGCGGCGAAGGTCCGGGCGTGGTGGCTCCACGACGTCCCCCACGAGGCCCACGGCGCCGCCGTTCGTGCCGGCCTGCTCGGGACAGACCTCATCTTCACCGTGTCCGAGTGGCACCGGCAGCAGGTCATCGAGACCTGGAGCGTCAAGCCCGAGGCGGTCGTCTCTATCGAGAACGGGGTCGACTTGTCGCTGTTCGAGGGGCCGCATGGCTCGTGGGTTATGCCTCAGGAGGCGCAGCGGTTCAAACTCCTATACACCTCCCGCCCGGAGCGGGGCCTCGAGACGCTGGTCCAGCCGGGCGGCGTGATGGAACGCCTCGCCGCTGCCGGTAGCCGCGCCCATCTTTACGTCTGCAGCTATGACAACAAGACCGCACCGATGGCGAACTACTACGGGTGGCTCGACGCCCGCTGCGACGAACTGCCGAACGTGACCCGCCTCGGGTCGCTTACGAAGTCCGAGCTCGCCGACGTCATGCGGCAGTGCGACCTCCTGGCCTACCCGACCACATTCAACGAGACGAGCTGCATCACTGCGATGGAGGCGATGGCCGCTGGCCTGCCGATGCTCTCCTCGGCGTGCGGTGCTCTGCTCGAGACCTGCGAGGACTCCGGCGCGGTTCTGCTGCCCCTCGTCGACGCGGCTCGTCCACGCCCCGGCGCGATGGAGGCAGGCGACCCGAGCAAAGAGGTCGACGTCGACGTCTTCGCCCAGTGGGTCCTCGACTTCGAGAACGCCACGCCGGAGGAGCTGGACAAGGTTCGTGTGACGCAGCGAGAAGCCGCCAAGCGTCACACCTGGGAGCTTGTGGCCGACCGCGCCGAGGCCGCTGTTCGTTCGGTCTTCGCCGCCGCGTCCGTGCCGTCTAAGTTGCGCGAGATGATGCGAAACTCGGACTATTACGCCATGCGGGCCGCGATCGATCTCGAGGGGACTATCGAAGGGCCGGTCGACCTTATCACCGCCAGCACCCTGGCCGAGATGGCCGAATGCTACGGCTTCACGACCGCCCCGTCCTGGGATGAGCATTACGCGAGATATTACGATTACGAGAAAGACCGGGGGGTGGATTATGGTCCCGAAAATCTGGAAAACAATCCTCGCTTTGAGTATGTGTCTGGGCTGGTTGGCAGCCTTCCAGGTGGTTCTCATGTTCTCGACTATGGCTGCGCTCATGGCCACTACACGATCAATCTGGCGAGGCGATTCCCCGAGCTGGAGTTCGTCGGCGTCGACATTACGCCGAGCAATGTCGAAAAAGCGCGAGCGTGGGCCGAAGCTGAGGGCGTGACGAATGTCTCGTTCGTGGTGGGTCGGGTCGAAGAAGGGGCCATTCTGGGTCCCGACTGCCTTTGTCCGAGCCTGGGGGTCGACCCGTTCGACATGGTTATCGCGGCCGAGGTCATCGAACACGTGGCCGACGCCCAGCACCACATCGACGTCCTGAACGACCTCCTCGTCGACGGGGGCCGAATGGTGGTCACTGTCCCCTATGGGCCGTGGGAGGCGCTGGGCTACGAGCAGCACTGGCCATGGAGGGCGCACGTACACCACTTCGAGCGGGCCGACTTGCACGAGATGTGCGGTCACTTCCCCGGCTTCGCCGTGACGGTTATCTCTTCCGGGCGCTCGCCCCAGGGGGATCCGCTCGGCTCTTATGTCGCTATGTGGGACAAGCCGGAGCACCTGGCACGGTCGATCGATTATGCTCGTAAATGGGCCGAGACTGCCCCACGCCAAACCGTGAGCGTCTGCATGATCGTCAAGGACGGGGCGGAGACCATCGGACGGGCGCTACGGTCGACCGCTGCCGTCGCCGACGAGTTCGTGATCGCCATTGACGAGGGGACCAGTGACGAGACGCTCTCCACCATTCACAAGGTCCTGAACCAGTGCGCCCCGCACAAGCCGCGGAACCTCTTCACCGCCTCAAGCCCGCTCGAGGTGGGGTTCGCGGCAGCACGTAACCGCACCGTGGAGGCCGCGTCCGGCGACTGGATCTTGTGGCTCGACGCGGATGAGGTTCTCGACGGGGTCGAGCATCTGGCGCCATACCTGCGGAATAACGCTTACGACGGCTATGCCCTGCCGCATCACCATTTCAGCATCGAGCCGGCCGGGGTACTCAAGACCGACTATCCGATCCGGCTGTTCCGCAATCACAAGGGCGTTGCGTTCTCTGGGCTGGTTCACGAGCACCCCGAGATCGCCGAGAATCAGTCGATCCCCCATTCGGCCGTCTTGGATAGCGTCGTCGTGGCCCATTATGGCTATACTAACGAGGAGACGCGCCGTCGTCGGTTCAATCGGAACTATCCGCTGATGGTGCGTGACCGCCAGGAGAACCCGAACCGACACCTCGGAAAGTTCCTATGGCTGCGGGATCTGTTTCAGGTCTGCCGCTATGAGCTGGAGGCCGGGTCGCTCGTTACCGACACTATGGTCGACCGGGCACTCGAGGGCGTCGCGCTCTGGGAAGAGCTCCTCCGGGATGCGCCGCTGCGCTTGGCGGTCGACGCGCTCGAGTGGTATAGTGG